CGCCATAGCTTGTTGTAGCCAGATTTCCGCGACGTCGCGATTTTGAGCGAGTGTCTTGAGCTCCTCATAGACGGTGACGGCCTCGTCCAGCCGGGCTTCGTGGGCGCCGAGACGGGCGGAGATATTGACCGCCAGCAATGCCCAGAGATACCCATTGATTTCGTCACTTGGCTCAAGACACGAGAATATCTCGAGCGGAACCTCTTGCGTGAAATCGGTAGCAAGCCGATCGACAAATTGTGCTGTAGCGAGCGGATCATCAGCCCATGCGGATGGTGTCAGCAGACCGATCAATCCAGATGTATTTTTAAACCAGGCAAGGGCGAACACCTCACCCAAAATGTCCGGTTCCAACGGCGGAAGCATTTTGTTGATTTGGTGACCGTGGATTGCTGCAAACACCTTTGGGATGCCGAGTGCACTCCATGCCGGGAAAATGCCTTCATCATCATTATCGCACACAATCTTGCTGCGTTCCAAACTCAAACCGCCGGTCATCGTTGCAAGCAACAGCAATGCTTCATGTGCGTCGGTAACACCGGCAGGCCGCCAGTACTTGTCTCGCTCATAGGCAAGCACATCTTCCACAAGGATGCGGCGGTCCCATTGACGCGGATCTTGGCCTCGTGCAATCGCATCAGCAAGAAATGCAGCGTAAAGCGGGCGCATAAGCGGGTCGATTTTTTGAAGTGTCGCCAGCGTATTCTCGCGCTCTGGCAGTGGTTTGCCAGCGACCGTAATAATCTGCGTCATGAACGGCCATATGTCCGGTATCGGCGCGAGAGCCAGTCCGGCCCAGACATCCTGGTTACCAAGTTTATCAAACGTATTGCGGACCTGCGTTTTTACCGCTTCATTGGCGAAGCACCGAACCGTATCGAACCAAGCTCCGTCTGCGCTTCGTTCAAGAAGCAGCACACGGATCGGTGCTTCCAGTGTCTGACCATCGGGGCGCGTTGCCAGACCGGAAATGATTTCGCGTACCTGTTCTGGATTGGTCGCCGCATAGTCGATGATAAAGAGCGTCGGCTGGACAGGTAGCCAGTTCGTCCACCCGGGTCCTTTAGAGATCCTTTCTGCTTCAGCGCCGGTCAGAAACCCCGCATAAAATGCCCCTGCCTGCTGCAGAGCAAACTCGAGCGCCAAACGGCTCTTCCCGATCCCGCCTGGACCATGCACCAACGTCCAGCGAAAGTCGGATACTCCATCCTCGATAGTTAGAAACGCTTCAAGCGCACCCATCTCCGCATCGCGGCCGATGAAATCAGCGTAGCGGGTCCGGTAGACAAACCGGGACGCTTCACTTTTGTCGTCAACATTCAGATTCAGGCTCGGTTGTGGGTTGGCAAGTCCGGCAAGCATGTCTTTCAACTCGGCCTGCTGGTCAAGTAGCGCCATGTCAGCGAGCAGATCGGTCGACAGTTGCAACTTCAGCGTTTCCGCGTTGGGGGAAACCGCAAAAATCTTGGCTTCCAACGCATGCCGTGCCTCAAGACTACCGTCGAGCTTTGCGCAAAGTCCCTCAATCGCTTCGAGAACTTTTTCAACACCTGGCATGCGTATGGCAACAGCCAGAACCTTGCCACCGACCGCATTGGTCAGCCAACTGCCCATGCCCTTTGTGGCACGGCACACCCCCGGCGCAATCATTCGTACGGATATGGAAGCGACCCGTTTGGGGCAGCCAGTCTCTTCACAAATGTAGTCAACGAGCTGTGCTTGGCGCTCCTTGTTTGCGAACCACCCATCCAAGTCCAGACCAACCAGTTGTTCGACAAGCTTTTCGAATTTTTGTTGCTCTACAACCGCATTGATTTTTTCAAACTGAAAATCGGACGGACTTTCTACTTCAGACATTATTATCGCACCCGTTTTTGTATGGAGCTTTTTTGCACATCTGCATCATGATTTGAAAAGTACGGCTTGACGTTTCTCAACTCAAGCTCTTTTGTTTTATTGTCGCACAACCGCATACACGCTTATCGTTTTCTTCCGCGCATCCACGGTTCGTCCGTCAAGCTGGAGACGGTACTTGTCGGTGTTTTATGGTTTTAGATGGGATTTCCTATAGCAACAAACGCCCCGCCCCGCCCCGCCCATGGTATGCGTGTTTTGCACTCGACAGCCGTTCATTTTCAAACATACTCATTACCCCTGCTTCAACCGCTGCGCCTCTTTCACCACCCGGCGATGATCGCGCGGAAACCTCTCGCGGTAGGCGCGCCAGAAGGTTACTGCATCACCCCTGCCCCGCCGCAGATCCGGCAGCACACGCGCAGGCCTTGCCTCGCCGGCTTCCCATGGCCGCGCGGCCAGCTCCGGTGGCTGCAGGTCGATGCTTTCAAGCTGCCCGGCGCAGGTTTCGAACACATAGGCCATCACATCAGCCAGTACTTCGCGGTGGGCGCGGGCGATCAGGATGTCGGCCGGGTCGGGGTCGAGATAGTGTTTCTGGTGCGCGCCGGGTTTCAGTCTACCGGCCACCGTCATGCCGTTGGTTTCGATCTCCACCATCTCAACGATGTCAGAGCCCCGGGCGTCGACGCCGGTGATCATCGGCATCATTGAGCGGACAAACCATTTCGGCCGGCCGTCGGCGTGGCGCTCGATCTTCTGCTCAGTGAGGTCCATCCGCCAGGCTTCGCTGTCGCCAAGAATGACGTGCCGCAGCACCAGATCGGTGGCAGCAATGCGCAATGTGCGGCCATCGGGGCAGACCGCGCGCACCGCCTGGGCAATGGCGCGCATGGCCAAGCCGCCAAATTGCGCGAGTTCGGGCGCCGGGTGCCAGTCGTCGGGCAGATCCACCTCGGCACCATCAAGTGCTGCAACCGCCTCATGCAGCCGCACCGCGTCGGCGTGTGGCCAGGCGGTAGCCGAGAGATCAGGCACCACGCCATAGCGGTTGATGCCGTGCCGGTCGACCAGCGTCAGATACTCGCCATAGCCGGAGACCTTGCGCCATGCAGCCAGGAACCCATCCGGCCCGTCAGCCACGCGCGGCGCCTTGGGCAGCTCATCCCGCCAGGCCCAGGCCAGTGCCTGGTCAACACTCATCTTTTTGAGCCCAATAGCGGTTTGCGTCCCTTTTTTGGCGTTTGCGTCCCTGTTTTGCATTACATCAACCCTCACTTATAGATTTGGTCTCTTTGTTTTCGCTGGATTATTCGAGAGGTAAGGGAAGCAAGGGACGATAGGGACGCAAACCGGGAATAACGCATAGAGAGAGTACCCGCTCCAACCCCGAACCCCTGATATCTCGCGCGCGCACATTAGGCGCGGGCTTGCGTCCCCATCGTCCCCAGCGTCCGAAGCCTTTGAAATTCCGCACCCTTTCATGGGGACGCAAGCGGCGCATCACTCCTGTTTGCGTCCCCAGCGCCCCCGTTTCGCGTGCGGATCGGGGAAGCCAGGGCAGGCTTTGCCCCTCGCGGCCTCTGGCGGGCAAAGGGGTGCGGGGTTCAGCGCGCCACATAGCCAAGCCTGATGTCCCGCTCCGCCTGTATCAACCGCCAGATCGCATCCTCGGGGGCGTCGTTGTCACGGGCGATCTCGGCGGTCGTCTTCATGCCCCGCCGCCATGCCGCGATCACGCGAATGGCCGTCTGCGCGTCGAGAAATGCCCCGCCCCTGGTGGCGATATCGGTCATGGCGCTCCCTCCGGTCTGGATGCCAGCCACTCAATGCGGACATGAATGCCGCGATAGACGGTGTTGCCGCCGGTCTTGGCCTTGGCGAAGTGGCGCATGTCGCCCTCCGGCCCTTGATAGGGCCGCCGTGCGGCACTGGCGAAACGCTTGGCGAATGTCGCCTGGGTGAAAGGGAAAGCGCCCTCGGCGCGGGCGAATTTCTCGTAGGCCACAAACAGATCAAACGGCGCCTCGCTGTCGGCCGCTTCACCGGTGACCACGCAAGCGGTGCGAATGAACTGGCCGATCGGGTCGCTTTCCTCGCGATAGGCCTGGCTGGCTGCCGAGATTTCCTCCGGCGTGTCCAGACCAAAGGTCAGATATTCGAGCGCGCCCTCAATCATCCAGGCGAATATGCCGTCGCGCTCCCGCGCCAGCTTCTGCGGCAGCATCCGGTCAACCTGTTCTTTGGGAATCTGCACATCCCAGGGCACCAGCACCACACGGCGCCAGATGCCATCGGAATCGTCATCGATGCGCGGCTTGTGGTTACCCGACAGCATGATCTTGAAATGCGGGTCGACCTCGAAGAAATCCTTGTGCAGCCGCCGCACCGGTATTTTCTCACCGCCGGTCAGCTGCTTGATCAGCGCATCCTTGAGCTTGACGCCGGCCTCGGGCTCGGAGGCCGAGACCAGCCTTGCGCCGGGCAGCCGGGCAAGGTCGGGCGTTGCCTCGGCGCCGCCACGGCGGCTTTCACCAGAAAAACTGTCGATCGACAGGGTGACGGCATAATCATCCATCACCCGGCACAGCGCATCCATGAAGGTCGATTTGCCGTTGCGGCCGGCGCCATAGTGAAACAGCAAGATCTGTTCCGTGGTCATCCCCGTCAGGCAATAGCCGCAGACGCGTTTCAGAAACCCGCGCACCTGTTCGGATGGCTGCACCACGGCGAGGAATTTCTTCCATTCCGGCGCCTGGGCCGGCTTGTCGGGCTGCCAGTCGCAGGGCGCCAGCTTGGTGATCAGGTCGGTCTGCGCGTGGGCATCAAGCCGCGCCTCCCAGTAAAACCGCGGATCCTGCGGGTCGCTTTCCTCGTCCTCAACCTGCACAAAGCGCACCGTGCCCGCCTGGCAATTGACCGCCAGACGGTCGCAGTTCAGCTCATCCACACGGGTGGCCATGTAGGGCGCCGCCTCGATCAGCATGTTGCCGATCTTGGCGGAGTTGGCCGAAGCATTGGCGTATTTGTGCCGGGCCGAGCGGCGCGACTTCAAGGCGGACAGCGCCTCGTCGGCCATGGTAACACTGCGCTCCAACGCCCGGTATTCACTCAGTTTGTCGTCAGTCCAATCCTTGTTGGGCTTGCCCATACGCTCAAGCGCGTCCAGCGCCACGCGGCCCGCTTCCACTGCCCGCGCCTCAAAATCGTAGTAATCCAGCACCGCCGGCTCCTGGCGGATGGCAATCACTGTTTCATGCGCCAGCCGGCGGATGGCCGAGCCGTCATCGTCCTCGCGGTAACGCCGGCCGTCAAACACATGCCAGCCGACATGCGCCACCGACAGCGCGACGTCGCGGCCATGGGGTGCGGCCAGATCGCCAAAGCGGTGGCGGAACCGCCGGGCATTGCCAATGTCGTTCTGTTCTTCTTGCGCGCAGGCGACAAGGGTCTCGGCGTCGATGTCCGCTTCAGGATCGGGAATATCCGGTGATGAAGTTGTCATTGCCTCACCTCACCACTCGCGGATAGGCTGCCAACGCACGGCCTTATAACCGCATAGGTGCATGCGCTTGGATTTGCCCTGCGGTACAAATGTAGATCGAGCAAGTTGCTCTTGAAACTGGAGAGTGCGGGATGCCTTTTGGATTTGAACGCGACAGGATCTACAACCGACGCACCGACATTCACGCGCGGTTCCGCGGTCAACAACAAGGCGGCATCATCACACCGGCGAACTATCCACTCGTCATCATCATCACCGGTGCCGAAGGTCTGACACACGGCTACTCCGATCGCCTTCGCGAAGATGGCGCTTTCGAGTATTTCGGCGAAGGCCAAGTTGGCGATATGCAGATGAACAAGGGCAACGTGGCCATCCGCGATCATTCGGCGAATGGCAAAAGCCTGCTCTTGTTTCGCAAAACCAAAGATGGCCTGAGGTTTCTCGACGAATATGTTTATGAGACACACCGCACAGTCCGAGCGCCCGACCGAACCGGTGCGGAGCGAGACGCCTTTGTGTTTGAGCTCCAACCGCTCGAAAGCATCCAAGACATCACTTCGATCTCGGTTTCGGCGCCAACGACTGACCTTGCAGCACTTCGAGCTCGCGCCATGAGCGCATCTCGCGCCCAAGCCAGTCAAAGCACTGCTTCGCGAACGGTTTTCGAGCGCAGCAAAGACGTGCGGGATTATGTGGTGGCGCGCGCCGCTGGCCACTGTGAAGGCTGTGGCAGCCCTGCCCCATTCATCCGCACCAACGGAACGCCCTATCTTGAGCCACACCATATTCGGCGTGTGAGCGACGGCGGGCCAGACGATCCGCACTTCGTCATTGCGCTTTGCCCAAACTGCCATCGCCGGGTTCACCATGGCGTTGATGGAGAGGCCTACAATGCCGAGTTGCTTGCGGCGATGGCCACATTGGAGCCGTCGGGCTAAACCCGCGCGCCGTCTCATGCCACCTGCTCCCGGAATTTGCCCAACTGGTTGCCCCAGGCGGTCCAGCCCGGGCGCTCAGTGCGGGCAAACATTTCGAGTTTCGGAACGTCGCCCGTCAGCCGTTCGATGGCATGGGCAAAGTGTTCAGGCTTGCGCGAGTGCTCGCGTATCCCCTCGAGGTGGGCCTGCGCTTCACCCTTGGTCAGGCGCTCATAACCGTGCCCTCGTGTGGCAAGCCAGCATTGCTCCATGCCTGACCGCGTGTGATAGCCCATGCCCTTGCGCACCGAGCCAGAGTCCGCGAATAAGAACCTCTGCTCCGGATCGCCCTTGATCTTGAACCAGGCGAAAGCCACGGTTTTGAAGGTGAAGCCCCAGGCCTCAATCAGCTTCAGCGCCTCGGGCAACATCGGCTGGATCACCCACATGAACAGCGCCGCATCGCGAGCGGCAATATCGGACACCGGCAGGGCAGCAATCGCATCCAGGTCCATACAGTCATAATGCTGCACGGCACTGCGGTCCTCACCGCGATGCGACCAGGATTCGAACCGCCAGGGCGGATCGGCATAGATCACATCAAACGGGCCTTGCGGCAGCGCGCTCATTCCGCAGCCTCCCGCTTTGCCATGTTCGCCACGTCGCCCCAGTCCATGCCCGGCGGCGCCCAGTCGATTGCTGGATGGCTGTCGGCCGGTGCGCGGGCGCGAGCGCGGTGCATCGCCGCCGTGGTGGAAAAGCTGTCGCTGTCGCCATCGCCAAGAAACGTGACACGGGAAAACCGTCCCGGCGGCACGATCAGGCATTGGGTGTCGGCCATGTCAGGGCAAGGGCCCGCCACCTTGACCATGCGCTTGCGCCCCAGCGCGTCAGCGCGTTGCATTGTCGGGTGCGGGACGGATTCCGTCGCCCGGCCGGACATATTGTCGAGATTGATCGCCACCCAGAGTGCGGTCCATTCCGGCGCCTTTACCTGATCCCAGCCAAGCACGGTCTCGATGCCCTCACCCACGGCAAGCCGATCAAATTGCGGCTGGTCGTCGCCCGCACCGGTGCGCGGACCGCGCAGCACAATGCGCCCGCCGCGCTGCGAGCCGCGCACCTTCTTGGCGTCCAACTGCTCGCCGCTCTCGGGATCGAATAATTCGGCCTTGCCGTTGGCCCGCGTGAGATCAAGCCAGGTCTGGTGCACGCCGATAAACCGGCCAGCCGCATCGGTGATGGCGGCAATCATCGCCGGCGCCTGACCCACCTTGACGAAGCGCTGCTGCTCTTTCGACCAGGTCCAATAGGGATGCGCGCCGATCTCGCGCAATGTCGGGATGGAAGCCGGATTGGCCGCGAGCCTGCGCAAGCCAAAATAGCTGCGCAGCACATCGCCCGACCGGCCCGCCGATCGCCAGATGCCATGCGCCGCCCGCCGCGCCTTCTCGCGATAGTCTGCGTCCTCGCGCCTGGCACTGGCAGCTGCCGCCGGGCTGCGCACCGGCGCCGGCTTGACCCCGGTCAGGATTTCAATGGCTTCAACAAAGCCGCAGCCCAGGATATGGCGCACCAGCCTGATGGCATCACCGCCCTCGCCCGAAGCGCGGCAGGAAAACACGTTCTTGCTTCGGCTGACGGCAAAGCGGTCGGTTCCGCCGCAGCCCGGGCATGGAATGCCGGCCTCCGAATTGGCCTTGAACACGGCGCCCAGGCTTTCGGCCACGCCAATCACATCGGCATTGCGGGCGCGGTCAATTGCCTCTTGCGGGATCCGGGGCTCACGCATCGCCTTCATCCAGCAGATTATCGAGCAGCACCGGCTCATTGGTGACAATGGCGAGGATCCGGTCCGTGAGTGCGACGGGCGACAGGCCATGCGCAGCAGCCGCTGTTGAAACGGCCGCGAAAGTGTCGGCCCTTATATTGACCAGCTTCCGCGCCACATGGCCGCCGCTCTGATTGATGATGTTGCTGACAAACCCCGGCGCCCGGCCCATGCGCCGGGCGATTTCGCCGACGGTCATGCCCTGGCTGGCAAAATGCAGCACGGCGACAGTATGGCTGGGGAAGCTTTCAAACGGCTTGACCATCACATCACCCCCGCTGCAACTGTGGAGAGCGTCATGCGCACGCCCTCCCGCTGATTGCATTGTCGTTGCTGGCTGCTAACCTTTGGGCAGGAGGCCAGCCATGGCAGAGAACGGCAGACCGGTCGGCGACAAAACCACGATCACCGCAACCCAATGGGAAGCGGCGGCGCTGGCCAGCGCTGCGTTGACCGGCGGTTTTGCATTCTTCGGCATTCTCTGGATGATCGGCTGGATTGGCGGCGTACCGGACTCCCCAGATGAGCTTCGTGCCCGCGCGCAAGTGTTCACCGCTGGCTTTGCATCCCTGGCCGCTGTCGTGACCTTTTGCACCGTCGCCTGGCGCGCCAAAGTGACCGAGCGTCAGGCCAGCGCCCAGGAACGGCAACTCGAAAGCGCCGACGAAAATAACCTGGCCGTTCTGCTGCAGAAAGGAGCAGAACTGCTCTCGGATGAGGATGAGGGCAAAGTGGCTGCAGGCATCGCTTGCCTTGAGGCCGTGGTCACCGCCCAAAACCGGCGCTTTGGAACTCAGGCTATGAATCTTCTCGCCAAATACATCGAGCGAAAACACAATAGCGCGCTCGGTCACTACCTTTGCAAAGCTGCGATTACGGCCCCCAGATTGGGAGAACTCAATAGGAATATAGCCGAACTGCAAATCAGTCTGAGCGCATCCAATGAGCACACCCAATGGTCGGTAATCCAAGGTGTCAGAGAAGTCTTCTATCACGGCGGAAGTTGCACTAATCCCACTCTCGGATCGAGTGATGACACTCCAAACAATGCCATATTTTTTGAGACCAACATTCAAAGAACCCGTATTGGTCTCCGACATGACAGTTTCATTGCATGTAGCTTTAATTCCTGCGGCATCGAGTGGGCTGATATCGATGCCTTGGGAACTAATCAATTTAGAAACTGTGATTTTTCGGGCGCAAAATTGAGAACTCTGCTGGGTAACTTCAAAATCGAGCAATTCAATAATGATGGCCGGAATTACTTCCGCCGCGGCCACCCTCCAGTGATCGAGGCTTCTGATACCGAAACACCAATCGACCCGAGTACTATCTTCCAAGTTCACGACTAAGGCTTGCGCGCCAACAGATCCTAAAGCCGCCCCCATCACATCACCCCCGCAATGCGCGCATCGAGCTGCGCCAGTTCGCGGATGGCCTCGGCGATTTGCTGGCGGCAGGCCCTGCCCTCGGCAGGGTCAATACGGCCGTCGGCCAGCGCCTCGATGACCACATTGAAGACATCGAGGCATTCCCGCGCCACGCGTGAGGCGTCGGCCAGCGTTGCCGCTGTGGTGTCGCGCCGGTCGCCCTGCCCGAGCTGATAGCCCAGCAGCCGCGCCATCTCGCCCAGCACCACTGGTGCGCCGGCCTCGCGGTCAAGCTCCAACGCCACATCAATCCGCGCCTGCCGGTCCTCTGAGGCCGAGGCATATTTTGACAGCTCCGGGCATTTTACCGCCGTGACATGGGAAAACCGCTCCGGGCCGCCGGCCAGCTTCAGCGCCAGCCGCACGGCGGATTTCAGCGCTGTGCGTTCCTGTTCTGTCGATGCCCGCATCGAAAAATCCTTTGTTGCCGGGAAAAAATTGCCCGATTTTCTTCCGTGACCGGGCAGCTCAGACCCGTCACACTGGGTTCAATCAAGTGCGGCAGGGCCTTGCCCTTAACGGCTCTGGTCCCACCGCCCCTGCCGCCAGATCCGGGAGGTTGAGGACCGGGCGAAAGGGAGTTCCATGCGAAACACATCAGCCATCAGGCGGAGGATCCGGTTCGAGCTCTGCCGTCCGTTTCGCGGTCGCGGAAAAGCTGGCAGCGGTCATCGGGTCGGAAGCGCTCGCAGCGTCAAGCTTGGCTCCGTCGCCGGCCAAACCGCCGGAGGGACTGGCCAGCCCATCAAATTTGTCCGGCCCGTTGGCGCGCAGCTCGAATGGCGGAACCGCAGGAAAAAACTCGGCGGGCGAGAGATCGATCTGGTTTTCGATCGCGTACGCCAGCAGCGCGGGCATATCGGCCTGCGGGATCAATCCGCCGGTGCCACCGCGGGACTTCGGATACATCCAACGATAAACGCGAGAGACATGCTTTCCAGTGATGGCGGCGACCCTGTGGGTGCCGATCTTTGCAATGACAGTGCGCGCGGGTTCGAGATAATCCGTATTCATGCGACGTATATTTGCGATATTCGCAATTTATGTCAATCCATATTTGCGAAGTTCGCGATATGAATATTCGCGTAGATCGCAATTATGTCGCCATGAGCGACCCACAGCACACAATCCGCCTATGGCTAAACCAAAACCTCGAGGCTCTTGGTCACGGCGCCAAAGGGCGTCTGGCAACGCATCTGGGTGTCCGCCCGGATGCGATCACGCGGATGGCCAATCTCGATTCCAAGAAGGAAATGCGCGAGATCAAGGCCCATGAACTCGAAGGCATGAGGGAGTTCTTTGCAGCCTTCGGCACCGGCCCTGAAGCCGGAGATGAAATGTCGGTTCCTCTCATGGGATATGTCGGCGCCGGCGCGCAGATCGAACCGGATTTCGAACAGACGCCGCCTGAAGGCCTAGACCAGATCAAACTCGCAATTCCCGTCCCTGACGACATGATTGCGTTCCAGGTGCGCGGCACATCGATGCTGCCCCGCTACGACGAAGGCGATGTCATCATTGTGTGGCGTTCACAGAAGCGCGCAACCGACTCATTTTTGGGAGAAGAGGCAGCGGTTCGCACGGGGGATGGCCGGCGCTTCCTCAAAACGATCCGCCGCGGATCTCGCGGCTACACGCTCGAGTCCTGGAATGACCACCCTATTGAAGATCAAGAGCTTGATTGGGTCGGCGAGATTTATGTGACCATCCGGGCCAATCAGCTGCGGCGCATGGGTAAGCAAATGGATCAACGTCCCACAAACACTGAAAGGAAGTAAATCATAGCTTGGGCCTTGACGATCTCTACCGCTTGAAACCCGTCCTGCTGAAATGAAAATCATGTCTGCAGACCTGATGAGTCTGCGCTCATTTGCAGTTGTAGTTCCGAAACAAGAACGGACCTGTACAATACGAAAACAGCTTTCCAATGGATGCAATGGGTGCTCGCGCAATAAACACACACGGTCCGCTGCGGCGCCCACGACAGCAGTATGGCGCTGACCGTGCCAAACTCGGAATGGTTGCCTGACGCGCATTGACGCGCATTGACGCGATCATTTACAAAATTTGGTCATGCAGGCAGACCTTGATCGCGAGAAAAAGGCTATCCACCGCCTAAGGACGAATGTCGAAATGCCACTTTAAAACATCATTGAAAGTATTGCGAGAGTGTATGCTACCCTGAAGCGCACCGATGAACGAATTCCCTAAAATATTAGGGGTTTTAATCTGCTCGCGATTGATTTGATTGGATATCAACATCTCCAAAGGATCTATAATTGACAAATAATCATGACCCCATTCGACATTTGAAATACCTACGTCAATCTCTTTCGCAAGACAACGAGGCTATTGGTTTCTTCATTTCTGCAGGCTGCCCGCTTTCGGTAGAAATGCCCCAAGGTAAGTGGCCATTAATACCCGACGTAAAAAACTTAACTAAAGCAATAAATTTGGCTTTATGCGACAACCCCAAATATAGCGTTTTGTTAGTGGAGTTGGATAAGGCTAATAAAAACAGAGAGAACATTGAAGATATTCTAAGCTTCCTTAGAGCTTTACTTGCCGTATCGAAAGGAGGAGACGTTCGCGGCCTTTCCGAGAAAGATCTTTCCGACTTGGAAAAATCGATCTGCAGCGAAATTGTTGGGAAACTGAATGTGTCACTCCCGGGTGAAGAGACGCCTTATCATCGGCTGAGCAAATGGGTCCGATCAATAGATCGGAAAATTCCGATAGAAATTTTTACAACAAACTATGACTTGCTTCTTGAACAAGCCCTCGACGATTTGGAAGTTCCCTACTTTGATGGATTTGTAGGATCCCACCGGTCGTTCTTCGATTTACGTGCGGTTGAGGACGATCTGATCCCTGCTCATTGGTCGCGTCTGTGGAAAATTCATGGCTCCATCAACTGGTACCAAGAAATGAAAGAAGGGGAAAAGAAAGTCAGTCGTTCGTCTTCGCCAGTGAAGGACGCATCGCATCTTATCTACCCGTCTCACCTAAAATACGAAGAGAGTCGCAAGATGCCCTATCTTGCTCTAATCGACCAACTCAACAGGTTTATTAGGCGAAAATCTTCATTTCTAATCCTAAATGGATATTCATTTAGCGATAGCCATATCAATGATGCGATCGTCAATGCCCTAAAGTCTAACCCTACGGGGATGGTACTTGCGTTGCAATTCGGCACCTTCGAGCTGACTGAAGAGGAAGGTGGCGGACTGAGATACCCAAAGGCCTATGAGCTTGCGGAACGTCAACACAACTTGAATGTATGGACTTTTGATAGAGCAATTATTGGGACTAATTTGGGCCCATGGAAGCTATCCAAAGATGTTGCCGAAGAGGACCGGGATCTACGTGCCTTTGTTCATAATACGAATGTCGATGACGAAGCCGGGACCACGGCATTGAATGTCAAGCTGGGAGACTTTTCAGATTTCACTGTCTTTCTGAAGAGGTTCATTGGTTCCGAAGTCGGTGATCAATTTGTTAAATGATGAAAGCTATCTCGGTGATGTTCAAGACGTAAGCGGCACTACCGTCAGCATTGCGATGTCTGCCAAGTCGTTGACTGGCTTTGTATACATTGATGGGCAGGGATATAGAGCAGGCCAGATTGGCAGCTTTGTTAGGATCCCGATTGGGTTCGACAATCTGTTCGGCATAATCAGCCAAGTTGGTGCCAGTGCTGTCCCAGAGGCTCGCGCTGACCGAGGCGAGAGCAATAGATGGATGACCGTCCAGCTAATTGGCGAGGGTCCGAGGAATGGCACGTTTCAAAGAGGCCTCTCCCAATACCCAACGATTGGCGACAAAGTACATCTGATTTCGGAGAAGGAACTGAAGGGAATATATGGCCAGCCAGACAAACCGTACTTCGTAAAACTTGGCCATATTTCAAACGCAGAGTCGATCCCCGCGTTGGTTGACGTCAACAAGCTTATCACGCGTCATTCAGCGGTTGTTGGGACCACAGGCTCCGGTAAGTCCACCACTGTCGCTAGTTTGATGAACGCGCTGTCTGACCAGACGGTTTATCCATCTGCCAGGATTGTGATGCTGGATCTCCATGGCGAATATGGTCAGGCCTTGCGCGAAAGGGCCAACATATTCAGAATTTCAACCGGCTCGAAGGGCTCAGGGCCAGAAAAACAGTTGCTTATTCCATTCTGGGCATTGGATTTTGAAGAGCTTTGTCAGGTCGCGTTCGGTGATTTCACGAGCGAAAAAGATAAAAACATCGTCATGGAGCGTGTCTACAAGGCTAAGCTAGAATCATTATCTAACCACTCCAGACAGGGCGTGACCAAGGACACGCTGAGCGTAGATTCACCTGTACCATTCAGCCTCCATGAATTATGGCACGAGCTCTACATTGATACTTTCGGGACCTATTACAGAGGACGTAACGGCGACCCAAAGAGCAACCTTGCCTATGACGTCGACGCAACAGGGAAGGAACTTAAGGGCAACCCTCAACTTGGTGTCCCCCCAACATTCCGAAATGTCGTAACTGATGCTGGGGCTGAAAAAATCAACTATTTGCCAGGGGCCTTAGGACTTGGAAAGCAAGTGCTACTCCTCGGGACAAAATTACGTATTCCACGTTACGACTTCATTTTCCGCCCTGGACACTATTTGCCTAGCTCGGACGGAGAAATCGAAACTGACATTGATGTGCTATTGAAGGATTGGGTGGGCAGCGATAACCCAATTTCAATTTTGGACCTTTCAGGCGTACCTGCAGACACGTTACAAACCACAATAGGTGTTTTGTTACGCCTACTCTACGATGCAATTTTCTGGGCCCGAGACCTTTCTCAAGGTGGCCGGCACAGACCTTTGCTTATCGTTATGGAAGAGGCTCACGTCTACCTGAATGAAAGTTCAAACAACATGGCGTCAAAGATCGTCCAGAGGATTGTTAAAGAGGGAAGGAAGTACGGCATCGGAGCAATGATCGTTAGTCAACGACCATCCGAAATCAACTCCACCATACTCTCGCAGTGTGGCACGTTCTTCGCGCTTCGCCTTGCAAACGCTGCTGATCGTTCACACATTTCGTCCGCAATGTCAGATAATCTTGACGGACTTACAGGAATGCTACCAATTTTACGGACCGGTGAAGCAATAATACTCGGCGAGGCAGTCAAACTACCAATGAGAACTACTATAGAGCCACCTGCCAAAAATAGACGCCCAGACAGCCAAGACCCGGTCATTTACGATGAGGTCTCTTTAGATGAGACTGAAAATCCAGGTGGCTGGGGCATCCCGAATGAAGTCAATCCCAGATATGATGAACTTGTTGAAGCATGGCGTTCACAGGATCCACGAATTTCCAGAATAAAGAAAGACGACTAACCAATGGAAATGCAACATGTCGATTCATCGAGTATCGCCAGCATCGGCTATGACGAGGACTCCCAGACCCTTCAAGTTGAATTCCACAACGGATCGAATTATCAATACTTTGATATCCCGCAGGCGATTTTTGAAGGCTTGAGGGATGCAGCATCTGCCGGTCAGTATCTAAACCAAAACATCAAAGGCGCATATCGGTACTCGAGGGTGTAGAGCATCGTACTGTATGCTTGCAGAAACTCTCCGATGCCGGGGTATCTGATCATCGTTCATGGAACGCCGAGATTCTGAAGATGTATTTTGGAGTTTTTCGCTCGCCAAGTTCATCGAGCTTGCTGCAAGCTTCAAAAACATCACTCAGAGACCAATAGCGCGATCAACTCCGCTGCACATTGTCCTGGGAGGGACAAGATCAGAACAGGAAGATCCATTCCAAATGAATTCTTGTTCGAGCGCAGCGCCGCCTTTCATTCACATGGTTGAGCGTCACCGCTCCGCCGATATAAAGCGACAACGTGGAACTATCGAAAGTATCCATAAATTGCGATTTCCGCGATATATGGATTGACATAAATTGCGATAATCGCAATTATTGGTTTCCTCATCCTAAGAAAACCAATAATTGCGATAATCGCAATTATTGGTTTTCTTAGGATGAGGAAACCACTATGCACCAATCACCAGTAAGCACCGCCAGACCAGCCGCCAACGACCGTCCCGCGTTCCTCAATCAGCTCACATGCGCGATCGGCGGCGGCATCGCCACAAAACAATTACCCTATATCCATTTGGCCACGTCATTCTGCCACAATGCCAAACGCTTTGGCGGCACGGTGTGCCTGGGTGCAGATGATTGTCTGCTCGGTCGGGCTTGCGGCCGTATATGCCCTACCGGCGGCGCGGATGAAACTGCCAAGATAGCCAACAAACTCCGCATCATCAGCCGCGACATTGGCTTCGATGTAGCGGGCCACTGCCGTCTGATCAAAGCTGATGCCGCAATGTTGCTCCACGCCGAGCAAACCGCCGAGCCGGTTGGCGACCGTCAGCGAGTCCTCCGCATGGGCAGCGCCGCTGCCGAGCAGCACGAAAGCAAGCGCGGCACCCAAGTTTCTGATCCGCATTTCGCCATCCCCTCCAAATTTCGCAGCCGCATGATTGCACGCCGCCGCGCGGCTGAAAACAACCAATCATTCGGCTTCGCCCCACCCTCCCGCGAGCCAAGCCCCGGCACTCTGCCCGCGCTGCTGGCGCTGGCACTGGGCTTTGCCATTGCGCTGGCGCTCTATGCGTCATTTGACACTGCCACCGCCCGCACGGCGATTGAAGCCATCGCACGAAGGAGTGTTTGACATGGACCAGCGCCCAAACTCATGCCCCGGCGTGTCGCCTGATATTGCCTGCCTGTCCGGCGCGCGGCAGGTCAGCCATTGCGACGCCGCTGCGCTGACCAACGATCCACGGTTGATCGAAATGGTATCAGCGATGCAGGACATCATCTCCATGAATGGCTGCGTCACCTATGCCGATCTCACCGGCCGCGGTTTCACCACGCCCGAGCTGCTGGAATATGAGCACGAGGCCCGTGGACTTATCTCCTCTCTGGCGTTGGCGGGGCACAATATGCCCACGGGCGACCGCGTGCCCGCCATCATCGACAAGCTGCTGGCCAGCGCCCCGCACCTGCCACCCAAGCCTTCGGCTTTCACGCACACGGCTGCCAGCCGCGGCAGATGGGCGAGTTTCTGCACCGCCCGCGCCGCCTTCAAGCTCGACCCCTGGCCAAGCCAGGCTGAGCGCTGCCTGCAGCAGGCGAATGGCTTTCTCGATACCTTGCCGCTGCTGCCGCCCGAAAAAAACAGGGTTGTCGCTGCGTTAGCCAAGGCCCAGCGCGGGCACATCCAGCCGGGGGGACGCTCATGAGCGCGCACCAGGCCGGGCAAAACACCATCCCCACCATCTCCGGCAAGACCCTGCTGCTCAGCGCAGCCGGGCCGGCAGGCGACATCGATCTGCATGGCGATGTGGCCGAAGCGCTGGCGCGGCTTTGCCGCTTTGCCGGCCATGTGCCAGGCGGTGTTTACAGCGTGGCGCAGCACTCTGTGCTGATGTGCGACGCAGCCCAGCAGGAAACCGGCGATGCGCATCTGGCGGCAATCTGCCTGCTGCATGATGGTCGCGAATTTGTGATTGGCGACACCACCACGCCGGCGCAACGGTTTCTTGCAGATATCGCCGCTGCCGCCGGCCATGATCCCGCCGCCATCCGCTTTGCATTCTCCGACGCCGGCGCGCGGCTCGACCGCCTGATTTTCAAGGCCGCCCGCATTCCGTTTCCCTCACGCCAGATCTTCGCCCGCGTCAAGGACTATGACATCCGCATGCTGGCCACCGAAAAGGCCCATCTGCTGGTGCCTTCGCAGCTCTGCTGGAGCGCGGCAGTCGAGACCGCCCAGCCAATCAGGACCCGCGGCCGCATCAAGATCTGGCCCACCGCCAGGGCCGCTGATGAATTCCGCGACCGGCTGTCGACCTACTGCCCCAACGCAATGCGCTATTGAGGAGGCCTGTGATGAAACTCGCAGACATCGAAGCAGCGCGCGCACAGGCAGACCAGCTGAAACAGGCCAATGCCCTGCTGGCGCTGATTGATGCGGGCCCGATGCGGCTCATGGTCGGCACCGGCGGCAACCAGACGGAGATCATCCTCACCCCGGATGGCCAGAGCCTGCTCAAGCGACTGGCCGTAGAGACCGTTGACGCCATGCGCGCCCACGCCAGCGAACAGCTCAGCGCGCTCGGCGTGGAAACTGACGTCGCACACAGCGGGGCCGCCGCCAGCGGCGTGGCCAGCCTGGGCGGGGCAAGGGACACCATGCCGGAGCGGGGATAAATGATGGCAAGCCTTGATACGGCCAACGATGACGAATTGCCTGTCACGCTCAAGCAAGCCTGCCAGCGGTTCTTCGCGGGTGCGTTGACACCATCGGCGTTGCGGACAGAGGCGAGAAAGGGCAATCTCGAGATTATCCAGATTGCCCGCAAGGACTTCGTCACAGGAGCCGCCATCAAGAGGATGATGAACAAATGCCGCGTAGAAAGCAGCCCTCGCGCCTCTGGCTCCGGCCCGCAAACCGCGTCTGGTACGTCAAGGATGGAGACAAGCGCATCTCCACAGGATGTGCTGAACACGATGCTGAGGGAGCCCACCGCTTTCTCGAAAGCTACCGTGCCGCACAATACCAGCCGCCCGGCGCAGGTCGTGCCGATCAGACCACCATCGCCGACACGTTGATCGTCTACATGCAGGAGCGGCTTGACCGGCTCAAGGGGCAAGACAAGACAAGATCAGAGATTGCCCGCCTGAACGCCTATATGGGTAACAGGCCGGTGTCCGAGATCCGGGGAAGGCTTTGCCGGGAATATGCCAGGCACAGAGGCACCCAATCCGGAGCGAGGCGGGATCTGGAAACGCTGCGCGCCGCCGTGCGCTATTACCACGCCGAGTATGGCCTGTCGGTGCTGCCGACCATCACCCTGCCCGACAAGAGCCTGCCGCGTGAGCGTTGGCTGACGCGGCATGAAATCGCCGCCCTGATCCGCGCCGCCCGGGCAAACGACAAGTGCGATCATCTGGTCCGCTTGATCCTGATCGGGATTTACACCGGCACCAGGCTGTCAGCGATGCTCAATCTGCAATGGCGGCCGAACACGATCGGCGGATGGGTGGATTTGGATGCGGGGATCATGCACAGGAAGGCCACGGGCGAGCGGGTGAGCCACAACAAGCGCAAGACACCGGTGCGCATCCCGCCCCGCCTGCTGCGCTTCCTGCGAGCTTGGAGGACCGCCGATCAGGGTTTGCCGTATGTCATTCATTTTCGAGGAGAGCCCATCGCCAAGCCGCACAAGGCATTCCGCACCATTCGCGCCGCGGCCCATCTGGGCGAGGATGTGACGCCCCACATCTTGCGGCATACGCGGGGAACCTGGCTTGCTCAGGCAGGCGTTCCAAGCGGCCAAGCGGCGGCGTCTCTTGGCCTGACAGAGCAGGAATACGAGCGCACCTATCTGCACAACGACCCGTCATTTCAGTCGGAAGCTGCCGATGCCTACTGA